GGCAGGACAGCTCCCTGCGCTTCAGCCAGCACCTCTTGTGCCACCTCGACGCCCGCCGCACCCATTGTCGCGACGCCCGCAGTGCCTGCGCCCTTGAGCGTCCGGCTTTCAGCGAGGACTTCTCGTGCGGGCGGCACCTCAGCTGCAAAGGGCACCGCCCGTACCGGAAACCGCTCGCCCCACTGACGCGCGGGGCCGAGGTCGATATGGATGAAGCCAGAGCGTGGATAGAATCCAAATCCGAGAAATCCCACCGCTCGTGCCGCTGCCTCGAAGGCCACCGGGTCATGGTTTGACACGGCGATGTCGAATGCCGTCGCCTCCATGTGCTTCGAGCGCGTCGCGCCACCCACCGCGCGATTGTGCTCTGGACTGCGATAGGCGGAGCGGACGATCAGTGGCTTTCCCAGCCGGTCGCGCAGCGCCTGCAGTTTATCCAGCGCTTCCGGGTGTAGCTTCAGCTTGCCGGTGCCGCGGCAGGCGATCTCGGCGGGCGAAAAGTTGTTCCAGCGCCAGTCGCGCTTGGGCACATCGCGGAAATGACGGTAGGTTTGAACGGTATCAGGCATAGTGGCCTCCTCTGGAATAGAAAAAACCCGCAGCAAGCACTGCGGGCGGGACGATGGGCAGGGTCTGGGCGGGTGTGATCAGCCGGGCGGTCCGCGCTGGAACGCCTCGAAGATCATGTCGCGAACAGCGCGGATGTCGGTCTCGATGCGGTCGAGCCGTTTTGCATCGGTCTGGCGGTCCTCAGCGCGCTGCGCGTCGATACGTTGGCGCTCTGAACTGAGTTCGCGATCGAGCCGCTGTAGCAGTGCGTCATTGGTGAAGGCGCGACGGGTGATGGCGGCGAACAGTGCCAGGAACCCGCCGATCAGCGCAGTGATGGCCGCCGTCAGCCCGTGATCGCGCAGGGCGATAATCACGCTGCCAAGCAGGCCGGGCGAGGAATTGTCGTTCATGTCGGGCCCCCCAGAGTAAGGGTGTGACAAGCCAGCTGCAGCGCCCCGCCGGTGAAACTACTGCCCTCGGCCGTCACGACTACCGGCGTTGCCGTCGCGAACACCCTCGGGCCGATCACGCCCGCAGCTTCTGTGCCCGTGTTTGGTGCGTACCCCGCCCCAAACAGCTCCGGCTCCCCTGCAATACCAAGCGCAAAGCCCGTGGCACCTGCGATGGTCGTGGAAACCCGCGCTGTCACGCCGAGGATCAGCCCATTGGCAGGCAGGATCAGGGATGTGGCCACATCAGCTCCCGACAATCCGGATACGGTCGCATCAATAATCCCGAGGCCTGTGTTGCTGCCTGTCGCACCTTGAGCCAGCACGACATTGGCCGTGCGAATGACGAGCCCCATGGCGACATCGAGCGGGATCCAGTTTACACTGACCCGCACCAGCATCACGCTTTCGTCGATGACCCAAAGCCGCCAGCCGGGTTGTGTGGGGAGACGGAGCCACGCCCCGTCCATCCAGACCGCGATGTCGCCCGACCAACCTGCCCATAGGCCATTGGCCCCACCCGCGACCAGATGCGCCTGACCCTCGGTCGGAGTGGCGGGCGGCGCGGTCCGCGTCCTGTCCTTCACGGTGAGATTGATCAGCCCATCGAGCCGTCGCAGGGCCTCGTTATGGGTGACGTGCTTCTGGGCCTGCGCTGCCAGAATGTAGGGCAGAAGCAGGCGGGTGGTGGTGTCTGACATAGGAGACTCCTTCAGAACTGGAGGGTGACGGTCTTTGCTGCGCCCGGCCCATAGAGGGCCGAGAGCTGGGCAATGCGCAGCGTGAGGGTGTCGCCGGGCCCCAGCAGCCCGCCCCAATCGGCAATCTGGTCAGCGGCGCTGTAGGTCGCTTGCGGCGCGCTGACCTGCAGGCTGCGCTTGATTGCGGTGCCGTCCAGAACCTCCATCAGATAAGCCTCGGTCTCTTCGCCAAGCGGCACCTCCGCCGCGGCCCAGCTATCGGCAGCCAGCGCCCGGGAGCGCCGGACCCAACCGATGGTGAGATCACCGGGCACGCGGCCGCTCAGCGAGGGTTGCGAAACATGTCCAACTGCGAATGGCCGCAACCCCGCGCCTTCCGGAGTGAAGGCCTGCGCAATATAGGTCTCGTCGGTAAAAGGCCTGCTGGCGGGTCCGATGCGCCAGTTCCAGGGGATGCCTAGATCAGCCTCGGCGATGGGCAGCGGCGACAGGGCCTCATCCAGCACAACCACGCGCGCACCAGCAGCCGTTGGATTGCCCATGGCGACCTCCGTGCCGCGCTGACCGCGCAGGAGGCGGGTCAGTCGATAGCGCCCCGGTGCGACCAGCTCGGCTGATCCGGCCTGGAGCACCTCCCAGAGACCTGGCGAACTCTCGACAGCCATCGCATTCGCACCACCGAACAGCGCGAGGTCGGTGACGCTTTCCAGCGTACCAGACAGCAGATCGACAGTGATCGCGTTGCCCAGATCAAAGCGGGATGTGGGACCGGCGGAAAGGTCGGCGACGAGCGTGCCAATCCGGGCGCGCGCCGCAAGTGATGTCAGCAGCGTGTAACCATCGTTCGACGGGCTGCGAAACACGGCCATCTCGCCGGGCCAGGGTGCGGCATGCGCCGCAGCAAGCGGTTGATGCGTGGACAATTCATCGCGCAGCTGCGGCAGATCAAGGATCACGGCGACCGGGGTGCCGAAGATCGTGGCAATGCCAGGTGCGGCGCTGCGCGGCACACCGGATGGCAGATCATAGACGTTGCGGTCATGGCGCACCGCCTCTATCGCGCGGGCGTCGGAATCACCGATGGACACGAGCCGGAAATCGGCCTGACGGTCGCCCTCGATGAGCGTGACGACATCCGCTGGATCCAGCGCCAGACGCGAGGGCGGCAGTCGGAACATTGCACTTTCGCGCCCCGTCCAGGCTTCCATCAAGGCACGCCGACAGCGGCGTTCGGCCTCCTCGGGCGGCACCGCAACCGGAAAGCGCTCAGAGGCGATGCGACTGGCGGTGACAGTGATGCGGCGGGCTTCAACAAGCGCGGCCTCATAATCCTCATCGGCGCGGGCGACCTGCCATTTGAGGGCTTGGGGCAGTTCGGTTTCCTGGCCGCGGGTCTTCTCGATGGCCTCGCCTTCACGACCGGCGGGAACGAGTGTTTCCAGATCAAGGACCGCACTGGCCCCACGCCCACGCATGACAAAGCGGATCATGCCTTGTGTCTCAACGGCATCGAACCCGAAATGCCGCGCGAGGATGCCAATGGAGGCGCGCGGGGCTTCCAGCGCGCTGATGACATAGCCTTCGACCGCGCCCCAAAGGCCGGAGACGTCGATGCGGGACCCTGGCAACCCGGCGCGCAGACAGAGATGGCGCACAAGAGCCGCGAGCGACACCGCTCCGAGCCGTCCCGTCAGCCAAGGGCCAAGCCGCCAGTGGGGCGCATCGGCCCAGCCTGCGGCGATTTCTGGGAAAAACGGATAGGGCCGTGCGTCCCAACCCCAGGCAGTCGTTTCTGATTTGTCGACCATCCGGCCACCAAAAATGGATGACTCCGGATTGTTCGCAGCCTCGCCCCACCAGAGGTATGTGGCCTCGAGATAGGCGCGCTGGATCGCGTCGTCGCGCCAGCCGCGCGAGGCGTGCGGCAGCACCGCGCCAGACGGGCTGAAATCTTCGGCAACGCTGGGCTGATTGGACCCACGATCAATGGCGGGGCAGCCAAGGGCGGTGAAGCGGATGGGCTTGGATTGCGGCACCCATGCCGTGGACGTGCCGGTCTCCACCCCACCTTGCCGATTATAATGCGCGTTTGACCACCAGCTGCGCAGATCCTTGGGCCGAAAGACCCAAGGCTTGTCATGGTCAGGATCAGTGATTGGCGCGCGAACCTGTGCCGCCCGATCAGCCGCGCTGGCATAGAGCCAATCAAAGCCTTCGCCGCCAGCAATGTTCGCCTGCAGATAGATCCGATCATAGATTGCAGGCCAACCCTCGTTCGGGGGCTCGCTCGAACCGATGGCGCTCGCCCCCTCACCATCTGTGTGCTCAAACCCGTCGCGCCAGTCCGACAGCGGCATGTAATTGTTGATGCCAATGAAATCGATCTCGGCATCGGCCCAGAGCGGGTCGAGGTGGAAATGAACATCACCACTGCCATCGCCGGGGTGATGCCCAAAATACTCACGCCAGTCAGCTGCGTAGCTGATCTTCGTGCCCGGCCCAAGAATGCCGCGCACGTCGGCCGCCAGAGCGCGCAGCGCCTGCACGGCCGGATAGGTGGATGCGCCCGAGCGGATTGTGGTCAGCCCCGGCATTACGCTGCCAATCAGGAAGGTATCGACGCCGCCAGCGACTGCGCCGAGATGGGCGTAGTGCAGTACCATGCGCCGCAGCCCCCAGTCATCGGCGGCGCCAGTCCAACTGACGCTCTCCCCAGAAACCACGAATTGCGCAGATGTCGCAGTGCCAAAAAAACCGGCCAATTGGGCAGCAGCCGTGCCGGTTTTATCCACGGTCCCGGCATAGCCCGCTGCCGGAGAACAGGTGATCTGCCCTTGCCACGGATAGTCCGGCTGACCCACGTCCCCCGCATTGTCGGAATACGGGTTGGGTCGGGTGTTCCCGGGCGGAACATCCATCAGCAGTGTGGGCGAGAGCGTGACCCGCAGCCCGCGCGCCTTTGCCTCGCGTATCGCCTCAATCAGCGCAAAATCCGCCGGTGTGCCGCCATAGGCCGGGCGGCCATCTCTGGTTTGGCTCACCAGATGAGCAGTGACGCGCGCCACACCATTGACCCGCCAGGTCTGCGGGCTGGTGATCTTCACCGCGACCTCGACACCCGGCTTGATCTGACAGACCCCCGCGCGCAGGTCATCCCCGAACCAGGCAACAGGCAAAGTCACACTTTCCACGTTTGGCGCGCTGGCCTGCAGCTGGTCCAGCGCCACCAGCATGTCGGTGGTGGCGGTGAGCACGGTTAGGTTTTCTGCGGTCTGCGACCCGTCGCTGCCCTTGCGAATGCCAGTCGTGGCATAGGCGAACTCGCCGGTGCCTGGCAGGAACGCAATGGCGCGCGTGAGCCCCTCGGCGGTGTCGGTGTCAGCCAGCGGCCGATAGACCTCGAAGGTCAGCTGCGGCAAGCGGTTGCCGTAATTGGCAAGCGCCAGATCCTCAAGAACGACATAGGCGGTGCCGCGATACGAGGGCGTGTTCCCCACGCCCATCTTTGCCGCGATGAAGGGGTCGGCGGTCTGCACCTCGTCGCCCGGATACCAGCGCCAGGTAATGCCTGCGGTATCGAGCAACTTGCCATCAGCCCAGATGCGCCCGATCCCGGTGATTGGCCCCTCGCAAAGGGCCACAGCAAAGCTCGCAAAATACAGATACTCGGTGGTCGTGACCTTACCACCGCCCCCGCCTTTGCCGCCACCTTGGGAGGTGGTATTGGTCTGTTCGCGGAAATCCGTGGCCCAGATCACGTTGCCGCCCATGCGCATGCGACCGTAAACGCGCGGGAGGACAGCCCCTTCGGTTGAGGAACTGATGCGCAAGCTGTCGAGCCGTGGACCTTCGATGCGCTGACTTGGTGCCAGGGAGGACACGATCCAGCTGTCAACGGCTGAGCCGATGGTAGAGCCGACAAAGCCACCGATGGTGGCGGCGCTGACGCCAAGAATAGCCCCGCCAATGCTGCCGCCGATGGCGGTGCCGACGGCCCCGAGAACAAGCGTGGCCATGCAGACACCTCAGCGTTGCGGAAACAGGAAGGCGAAGGCGATGCGCCGACGCCAGGACGAGGTGAGCGGTTCTTCAATGACGCCGAGCCGTTCATAGGCATGGAGAAATGTGCCGGGGCCTGTGAGGATCCCGACATGCTTGGCAATCGCGCGGGGAGCCATGCGAAAAAAAACGAGCGCGCCGGGCACCATGTCAGCAGGTTCAACCTCGATCATCATGCTTCGCGCACCCTCAGCGAGCACTTCGCGTGGACCGATCTCGCCCCAGTCGCGGCTGTAGGGTGGGATCAGAAAGGGTTCCGGCCCAACCACGTCACGCCAGACGCCCCGCGCCAGCCCGAGGCAATCGCAGCCGACGCCGCGCAAGCTGGCCTGATCGTGATACGGCGTGCCGAGCCAGGCACGGGCGGCAGCGATGATGTGGTCGGGATCAGCTGGGGTGCTCACAACACCCCTCCCTCATGCCCGCCATCGCGCGTGGCATAGCGCAGGATCGTGTCCTGCCCCGGGATATGCGGAAACCCGCGGAAATTTGCGCTATTGGCAAACTTTGCCGCGCAGGTCTCGATCCGCTTGTCGCAGCCCGCGCGGGCCGTGAAGGTATCGCCGGTTGCGATCGGCCAGACGGGAGCTTCAAGCAGGGTCAGGATGGCAACGCCGTCCATAACTTCATGTGACAAGACCTCTATCCGGCGTCCTGCATTCTCACCGCTGTCCCACTCAACCGTGCCGAACGCAAACCAGCCGAGATCAAACGCGCCGAGCCCGGCCGCGCGGAACACCCGATCTCGCAGGTGCTCCAGCACAGCCCCACTGCCCGTGAAGGCCGGGTCCTCGAGATCGATCCGGCAACGCGCATCCCCGAGGTCGGCATCACAGCTGCCTTGGAACATCCGTCCGACGGTCTGACCTAAAATATGGGCAAGGCTTCGGATCTCGGCGATGAAGGCGGTCTGGCCCCGCCGGATCTCGCCAATGGCTCCACGCCGCATCAGCACCCGCTGGTCGGGATCGGCCCAGTTGACGCGCCAGACCTCGACTTCAGCCGCGTCCCAGAGCCCGGCTAGAATATCGGCTTCGCTGATGCGTTCAGAGGTCAGCGCGCCTTCTGCGTCCTGCGCATCCACCGATAGATCGGACCCGGTGCGGATCTCCGAGGCCGTCAAGCCGCTCTCGGGCTCGAACGCGGTGTCCTCGAAGTTGAGCGCCTGGTCATGATCGGTAAACCCAAAGCTCACGCCATCGGCACGGGTCAGCCGCCAGCACCAGGCCAGCGTCGTGGTGCCGCTATCGAGATGGGCTTGCAGGTTGGGTGCGAGGCTCTTCATTGTTGGCTCTCCACCTCTGCGACTGGCGCTGCTAAATCTTCACGCGCGATGATCTCGTCCATCACGGCCAGCAAGCATGCGAAGGTTGCTCTTGCCTGCGAAGCGAGATCATCCCTGCCGCGGGTGTGTTTGACCCAAGCCTGCACGGCGCCGGGATCGCGATAGGTGATGTGCGCACAGGGCAGACCGCGCTTGACCAGCGTCGGGGCAAGAACCCGCCCGCCTGAGCGGTGCGCGCCGTGCAGCACATAAGCCGCGCCGGTCGTGTCCACGCCACAAAGATTAAGCGCAAACCGCAGGGCCGCCCGGCTTGGTGGTACAGGTGGTAGCACCGATAGGTCCGCCGCCAGCAGACCGTCGCGGAACATATCCGCAGGCAGCGCCAGATCAACCACTAGGTGCAGCGTTCGAAACGCATTCAGCCAGGCCGCCCACTCGGCGCGGGTGATATTGCCTGCCGCCATGCGACGCCCCAGCGGATGTTGCTCGCAAGCGTGATGCTGATCACGCGTGGCTTCAAACAGGGTCATTGCGTCACCTCCAAAAGGTATGCTGCCTCGAATAGCCCGGCCACATCGGCGCTCTCGGAGTCGACCATGGCCTCAAGCTGCGCCGCCACTCCGCGCTCGGCCCTGAAGCAGGCTTTGACATGGCCGCCCACTGCTTGCGCCACCGCTGTCACTTCAGCCGCAGTCAACTCCACCCATCCGCTGTCGAGCTTGTAGGTGACGGGTTCGGAAATGAGGCCCATCTGCAGCGAATTGACCACTGCGGTGATCTGGGCCTGGCTTTCGCGTGTGGTTTGGATGCGCTGTCCGCCCGGCAGATCAAGACCCGCGGTCTCATGTCGCCAGCGATGATCGGCCAGCATTGCAAACGGATCGCGCAGGCGCAGAGTCTCGCGCCATGCGGCGAGCGCGCTGCCATAGTCCTTGCGCAGCGCGGCGATCCGGAGGGTCCAGGCCCGTGCCGTGCCATAGGTCTCAAGGTATGTCTGGCCGGTATCGATCCGTGCGCCGGGCTCTAAAATCCCCTGTTCAAGCGCGCTGTCGGAATGCGCGATCCAGAAGGTCTGCTCGGTTGCTGTAAAACTATTGGTCATGCTGCGATATCTCCCGTGATGGTCCAGGCCGCGCCCGCGTTGCGCAGCGTTGCGGTGCTCAAAACGCCGGTCCAGGCTGTCCCCTCCCAGGGCAGATCGGCGTCCCCGCTGGCTTGGGGGGCGTCAGTCGCGTCATAGAGGGTCCAGGTTGAGCCCAGTTTGAGGAAGTACCAGCCGGTCGCCTTGGCATAGAGGCCGGTTGCGGCATCGAAGGTGTAGGTGCCGTCTGCTTCAGCGGTGGACGCGCCCGCCACCGAGACGCTGCGGGGTGCGACCAAAAACACGCGAGCGTCGGCTGCATTCGTAAAGCGCGAGGCGGGTTGGTAGACGGTGGTGTTGTAGACCCGGTCTGCCGTGCCGAAGGGCACAAGAAACGGCCCGCTGACGGCATCAACGCGATTGGCCCACCCCGTGAGCAGGCGCGAATAATTGGCCTCGGAAAACGCGCGACCAATGCTGCTGGCCATGAAGTCGGTCAGTGCGAGGCCGGTCGGGCGCAGCGGCCAATTGCCAATGTCCTGATCAAAGGCATGGTTGTTGCCAGCAAACATGCGCGACATGTCTGCGACCCGCTCGACATTCCAGCTGCCGATGGGTTGGTTGAAGGGGTGGGTCCGCAGACCACTGCCGCCGATGCCACAGGCAAACATGGCGCGCATGCTGGTGACCTGGCTCACATCCCAGGCGCTGATCGAGGCGTTGCCGCCATTGTTGAAACTGTGAAACTGGCTTGAGCCTGCACCAACTGCGGCAAACATGGCTTCCATTGTCGTGACACGCCCAACGTCCCAGGCACCAATGTCCTGATCGAAGGCCACGCGCGAGGTATTGGTGAGCACATTTGCAAACATGAAGGCCATGTCACTGACGGCTGAGACGTCCCAAGTGCCGATCGGCTGATTAAAAGGGCAACTTTGGAACATGCCGCGCATGGTCTCGACGGCGCCGGTTTGCCAAGTGGCCAGCGGCTGGTCATAGCTGCCGTTCAGGAACATGAACGACATGTCGGTGACGCGTGCGGTGTTCCAGCGTTCGATCGAGCGGTTAAAGCTATGGTAGATCCGGGCGCTCGATCCGATGACGGATGCAAACATGGCTGACAGATCCGTCACGCTTTCGATATTCCAGCTACTGATGTCCTGGTTGAAGGCTGGTGCAATGGCGAACATGCGGCGCATGGTGTCGGCCGCCGAGGTGTTCCAGAGGTTCAGTGGCTGGTTGAATACCGCGCCGCCCGAGGTAATCCCCGGGTCGCCCAGATGGCCCATGAAGCCCTCGAAGGACTGGACAGCGCGCACGTCCCAAGCGTTGATCGGCTGGTTGAAGTCGGCCCCGACCTTGCCCGCATTGGCGCGCATGGTGCAGCCGAACATCAAGCGCATGTTGGTGATGCGGCTGACATCCCAATAGCCGATGGGCTGGTTGAAGCGCACGCGGCCGTCGCGGCCGCTGTAGTAATCACCGATGGTCTGGACAAACATCTCTTCCATCGAGGTGAGACTTTCCCAATTGCCAAGGGAGAACGAGCTGTTCATCTGGCTGTCGGCAAAGGCCTGAAACACGTCCTCCACGCGGCCGACGTCCCAGTTTGCGCAATTGGGGCCGGTGCCGTCCGAGCGGTAGAAGATGCGCCGGATCGTCGTGATGTTGCGCGTGTCCATGTCGCGCAGGTCGGCCGCGCAAAGGCTTTCCTGGAACAGCTCCTCGAAACTGGTGACGGTCTCGGGAATGTTGGGGGTGATGTACTCGAGCGCAGTGGTGGTCTGTCGAAACGCGCCACGCAATGAAGTCAGCCCCATGGCAAAGCCGATGTTCTCGACGCGCACGAGCCCTGCCTGATCGATCGGCTGGGAGGTGCCATACCAATCGAGACGGCCCGTGATGGTGACGGTGACGCGCGGGCCTACGCCCTCGGAATAGGTATGCGGCTTGATCCCGGCGGTCGTGAACGGCTCGGAACTGCCATCGCCCCAATCGATGGTCACGTTGAGGGGGGTGTTGACGGTACCGCCGCCGAGCGGAATGTGGATCGTGCGCGCGGTGGCGAGATCCAGATCATAGGTCAGGATCAGCGAGGCCGCGCCCAGAAAGAACACCCGCGGGCTCGACCAGTCAGAATAGATGATGGGCGCGGATGCATTCAGCCGCCCGCCGTAGCGGCTGCGCCAGAGATAGTTTGCGGCAGGCACCAGCGGTGGGATCGGGACGGTGGTGATCGCCCCGCCGTTCTGGGTCACGGTGATCAGGGGTGCGTCGATACCCGGCGTGGCATCGGGCGCGTAAAACTCGGTCTGGGTCTCGGCATAGCCATAGCCGAAGATCGCGGCGCTCTCGAAATCCGTCACGCGCACGGTGCCGGTGATGGCATTCTCGCGGGTTATTGGGCTGGGGCGCGAGATCAGTTCTGGAAAGGTCTGGGCATAGGGAACCGAGAAGTTCGATTGCGCGCCGCCGGTGCCGGTATAGGCCGCGCGCCAGAGGACACGGTCGCCGGGACCAAAGCCGTCCTCGGGGAATTCCAGCTGATAGGCATTGCCAAAGCCCGGTATGATGCGCGTGACTGCGCCGTCGAAATCCACGCCATTGGTGGAGATCTCGAAAATGATGCCGGTCTGCTCGAGGCCCGCAGGCGAGCGAAACGTGGTCAGGCGCAGCTGGGTGCGCTCATCGACGCTGAAGGGCACGAGGGCCGAGGGACGCAGGATCTCGTTATCCTCGATGGGTACGATCCATTCGAGACCGTTGGAATAATAGAACTGGCCGTTCTCGCCCACCACCGCCGCCCCGAAGTACTGCGCAGCATCCAGCGGGATCGGGACGGGGTAGATGAGGGACTGGCCGACAAAGCGGCCGCGGCCTGTAGCGTAGCGCAGGATGCTCATGCGATCACCGTGAAATCTTCGCGTTGGTTGAGGATGAAGGAAAAATGCGCGACCGCCACTTCGCTAGCCTCGACCTTCATCTGAAACCGCTCGCCGGATTTGAGGACCTGACGGTCGAGCCCGATGGAGAGCACATCGCCCGAGGGGGCAAAGGCGCGATCAAGCAGCAGCCAGGGGGTGTTGTCCGCCGCCAGCACCCGGATCGAGACCTGGGCGGAGGCCTCTGCCGCAGGCGTGATCAGCACGCCAGTCATGATGGCGGCGGTGCCGATGCTGCGGGCGGGGTTTGGGCCCTCGGCGGGGATCAGGTAGTCGGGCACGTCATAGATGGTCGTCCACTCGACGCCGATTTCTGCACGGACGACCTCGAACAGATTGAGGGGTGGACGCGGTGTGGTGATGGTGACCATGGGTTCAGGCTCCGAGACCGATGATGAGGGGAAGCGCGATGTTCTGGACACCGCGCGAGAAGGCTTGGCCTTCGATGGTGTTGCGCTCGAAATCGACCCGCAGGTCTTCGCCGAGATAGGTGTCGCCGACCTCGGTGGAGAAGGTGGCGTAGATCCGGCCACCGCCGGTCTTCAGCAGGGTGCTGGCGGGATCGGGGGCGCGGCCGGTGCCACGCTGGCTGAAGGGCAGCGCGTTGTAATTGACGCCGGAGCCTGCGTAGCTGAACTGCTGGCCGGTGGCCTCGATGACAGAGGCAAAACCCACGCGGTAGTCTTGCGGGCGCGCGATCACATCCGAGATCAGTCCGATCAGGGAGGTGATCATCGCCTGTGCCGCGTTGTTGCTGACCCGATCGATCAGTTCCAGTCGGACCTGCTCCCAAGTGGCCAGAAACAGCGGCACAAGGGCGACGGAGAAGACATAATTTGCGTTCCAGTCAAAGAGCCCTTTGGCAAAGGACTGCGCGCCGCGATCCTGCCCTGAGCGCAGATCATTGATCAGGCTGCGCAGCAGGGTGCGGGTGTCGCGCTCGGTGAAGGCCTTGTCGCGGTCCGAGAGGCTATTGAAGCCTGCAAGGGTTGGATAGCGCGTGCCCATCAGGGCGATGATGATGGCCTCGGTCTGAGAGGTTAGGGTGTTGGCGACGGTGGTGTGCGTGGCCAGCACGCCGGTACCGGCCAGCCCTTCGATTAGCACCGCGTTACGAAACCCCGTCGCCGCCAGCGCGTAATCACCAAAAGTGTTGTTGGAGTTGGCGACCGTGATCTGGCCGCCGTCATGGGCCCAAAGACCAACGCGGGCCCAGTTGGTGAAGACCGAGACCAGCTGGACAAAGGCGTTGCGGGTGACGGCGTAGCCCACGCCATTGGGATTGATCGCGGTATAGCTGTCGACCACGACCGAGCGCAGCGGTGAGGACGGGGCCAGCACAGATCCATCGGCCAGCAGGTTGCCTCCGCCGCGCGGCATCAGGGGATTGCCTGCGGCTTTGTCGATCGGCAGGGCCATCTGGTCTTGAGTGAAGGCATGCAGCTGCGAGCAATCGGCGATATAGGGCGATCGCGTGAGGACCTCGCCGGGCTTGAAGACAAAGGCCCAGCCTTTTTGCGGTGGTCCGCCCGCCAGGGTGTAGGGTTCATGGCGCAGATTTGAGAAGGTGAAGCCGCGGGCTTTGATGCCGTTGGACATCTGGAACATGTTGTTCACCTCTTGCCCGGGCGGCAGGCTCAGCTTGGTGACGCGCAGGTCGTAGCCGTAAAGGGCGCAATTGGCGGGGATAACGGTATCGGGCGGCACGGTGTATTCGCCAGGCTGGACGATCACCACGCATGGCTGAGCCACAGCGGCTGCGCGCGCGAGGCCCTCAGTAATGCTGGCTAAGGGGGCGGTCAGCGAGGAGCCCTCGTTGAGGTCCTTGCCGTCCATGGTGACATAGAATGTGCGCGCGACGGGCAGCGAGACAAAGGGCAGCCGCTCGAGGCTGCAGACCTCTACGTCGGTGGCGTGGTTGATTCCGAACGTGCGCACCCAAGGGACTGCGTAGCGTGCGCCGATTGGGGCCACGACGCTGGAGGGGCCATCGGCTTCCGCCACGACCGAGGTGCGGACCTCACGCCGCCCCTCCGCGTTGGTGAAATTGAGAATGGTCTCGATCGTGGTGGTGGACAGCGGTGTCTTGTCCGCCGCCAGCCAGTCGATGCCGCAGGCAATAGCGTCGTCAGAGGGATCAGGGCTGTTTGTGGCCCGCCGAAACACTGCGCGGAATGCATAGCGTTCCTCGGCCTCGATCGGCACTGGCGCGACGGCTGTGACCTGCTGGCTGGAATTGAGGCGGACGACTTTGCCGTTTGCGTTCTGCGTGACGAGGCCGCCGTCAATGTCGTACAGCTGGGGCGTGTCGCCCGGGCGATGCTCAAGGGGCGTATAGGTTTGCATGGGCGGGGTCCTTAGCTGAGGCGGAGTTCCACAAGCGGGATTGAGGTGATCGAGCCGAGGCGCTCGATATCGAGGGTGACGTCCATCAGATCGCTGTCGAAGCGGACGGGGACGTCGAAGGCGAACCCGGCAGTGAGGACGACGCCCGGATCGGGGGCGACCTCAAACGTAACGATTCCGGTGGTGGGGTCGCTCGACCAGCCGTTGAACTGCTCGGCACCGCCCAAGGCAACGCGCACAGAGTCCGCCACTGGCTTTTCGATCCGGCGCTGGTAGATGTGGGGCGCAGTGCCATAGGCTTTGGTCAGCGCGAACGCTGTGGTCTCGCCATCGCCGTTGCCGATCAGCTGATCCATCTCAGAAACGCCCTTTGAGGGCGCGCAGGATTTGTAATCTGCCCAATCCTTGAACCGGAAGCCGTAGAGCCGCCCGAGGCGGGCCTCAAAGAAGGCGACCACCGCGTGCAGATCATCCGCGCGCCGGATCCCGTAGGAGACGTCGTAGCGGCGTCGGGATGCAGACCAGGAAGCGTTCCGCTCCTCGTGACCAGAAGCAAGCTCGACAATTTGCGTGCGGCGCTGTGGCCCGCCGCGCGCGCCGCGGCTTATGTTGTCGGGGAATCGCACCTCGTGAAACGCCATTACATGCCCCTCCGGCCCATTGAGACCGCGCGCGAGATATCGGCGGCGACCTGCGTACGGCTCTGCCGAAAGCTCTCCGCGTCGCGGGTCTGGATGTTGACTGTGACGCTGCCACGATTGTTGCCGCCGAAGTCCCGCGTTTCTCGGCGGGACAGAACGCGCTCGCCACGCTGCAGGATCGCCGGGACCTCGTCTGATTTGAGCCCAGCCCAGCCACCCTCGTGCATCCGGGGCGCGTTGGCGAATGCCATGGCAGGCACCATGCGCAAGGGCGCAGGACCACCGACAATACCGCCCTGGTGGAAGACACCGGCAAACATGCCGCCGAGGTTGCCCAGCACGCCGGAGAGGGCATTGGCGATGGGGCCTAGGATGAACTTGCGCGCGCCGAGCTTCGCGAGGTCCGCGATCATCGATGTGACCAGGCCTTTAAAGTCCAGCTTGCCGGTCTTTACGAAGTTCCCAATCGCATCTTCCGCACTTTGAAACGCGCTTACCAGCACGTTGCCGATGTCTGCACCTACATCGCGGGCTTTGTTCGCGTATTCGCTGACCGCATTCACCACGGCCTGCCAGCCAGTGGCGGCTGCCTCTGCACCCTCCGCTGCGTCGGCGCCCGCCTGCTTTGCCGCTCCACCTGCGCGCCCTGCTTGTTCCTCCGTCTCCTCCAGCGCTTCGTTGAACCGGTCCGCTGAATTGGCGGCACTTTCCAGCGCTGCGCCGCCTTCATCGCCCGCGCCCGAAATTGCATCCTTCAACGCCTGCCAAGCGGTCATGGGTCGCAAAGCTGCGTCTGACAGCATCCCCGCCGCCTCGGAATAGCCCGCTGCCCTGCCTCGCGCATCGTCGGCCATGCCGCCAAAGAGTTCAGGCACCTGGAAGGGATTGTCCGAGAAGGCGCTGTCGTAGGCCTCCCGCGCACGCTCTCCCAAATTGACGGCTTCGGGAACTGCGGACTTCCATTCCGAGAGATCAGGTGCTGCGATGGCCCATTCAGGACGTAGGCCTCCAAGGGTCAGCACGCCGTTGATCGCCTCGGTGATGCCTGCAATGCCGGTCTGCATGACCTCGACAAGGCCATTGATCGCAAGCGCCCCAACCCGGTCGAACACATCCGGCAGCGCGCCCCAGATGGCCTGCACTGCAAGGAACGTGCCCTCGAAGGTGTTGACGGTGCTGTTTGCCCAGCCGACCACCGCCGCTGTTGCATCTTGCAAACCGTCATAAATACCAGCCTGCGCCGTGGCCCATCCGGCTTCCACGCGCGCCCAAGCTGCATCCGTGCTAAGCGATACCCGGTCCCAGACCTCGACCGCCACGTCCTTGAGCAGGTCCAGCGCGTTGCCGAACCCGCCCGCGCCAGAGACCAGGCGCGTGAACTGGTAGACCAGCTCGCCCGCGCCCACGATCAGCGCGCCGATGCCGGTGCGGATCAGCGCCGCCCGCAAGAAGACCAGGCTGGTCACCAGACCTCTGACCGAGAAGGTCGCGGCCACAAGCCCAGCCACCCAGCGGCCCGCCATCACGCCTGCGAAGGTCACAGCGAATGTGGTCAGCCGGCCGAGGTTGGCGAACAGGCCCTGAATGGCCATGCCCAGCGGCCCGGTGGTGCGCGCCATGGCCGCCATGGCGTCTGCCACCGCCTCAAGCGCGGGCGCGGCAGCGACCGCGAGCTGGTTTGAGACGCCGCGCCAGATTAGGCCGAGGCGCGAGATCGCGTCGTTGGTCCGCTCAATCTGATCCGCGTCCTGCTCGGAGACGGCAATGCCGAAATCATTCACATCAGCGGTGGCCTGGCGCAGCGTTGCGGTATCAATGCGGGTGAACACGAGGGCTGCGCGATCGCCAAAGAGCTGTGAGGCAACCGCCGCACGTTCTGCCTCTGGCACGAACTCCGCCAGCCGGTCCTGGATCAAAGCGATGCGCTGATCGAGCGGCAGGTTTTGCAACTCGCTGACCGACAGCCCAAGGCGGTCAAGCGCATCGACGGCTGGGCCCGCACCGGCGGCAGCCTGGCTGAGCCGCCGTGTCAGCTGCACCGTTGCCTGCTCGACATTGCCCATGGAGACACCCGAGAGGTCAGCGGCCCGCTCCAGCACCTGCAGGCTTTCGACGGTGGTATCGAGTGATTGCGCCAGCTTGGCGGTCACGTCGATGGTCTGCAGCCCCGAGCGGATCATGGCAGCACCGGCGGCCACAACGGCGACAGTGGCGGCCGCGGCCGCAATCTTGGCCCGGCGCGTGAAGGCAGCAAGCCGTGCGTTGGCTAGATCAACCTCGCGCGACAGACGGCCGAGGCCACGGGCACCAGCGTCGCCAATGCCTGTCAGCTCCGCCTTTACTTGTCGTCCGCCAACGGCTGCGAGGCGCACGAAGACGCGTTTATCGGCCATCCAGCCCTCCAATTTGTTCATTCACGCGTTTGACCATGATGGCTTCGATCTCGGGCAGCAGCTCCATCGCTACGAGGCCGTTCACGCCCAGCGCATGCGCCATGGCCAGCGCAGCTCCCATGTCCCAGCCTAGGATTGTCTGCTGCGAGGCGCGCAGCTGGCCGCCCAGCCGTCCGACCAGATCCCAGACCTGCGCACCCTCGAAGGTCTGGGGTTGGTTCATTTTTTGCGGGCAGTCCGGGCACGGGACTTTGCAGGCCTCGAGGGCTTCGCAAGCCTCGCAGTAGCGATCGCCCCCGCTGAAGTGCCAGTCGGCAAGGGCGCGGAGACGTTTTTTTCCTGATCCAACACCAGTGCTTTGGCGACGTAGCCTGCCTGGAAGGCCTCGAAGATCGGATAGATGTCGAGCAGAGCGTCAACACCCTCGGGCGTGAGCTCCAGAACGTTGCCGTCCATGTCGCCCACGCCCTCCCATTCCACGACAGCGCGCCGCCCCAGCGCTTTGGCAAAGACCAGAGCGCGGTCCTCGTTGCTGGCGTCCTTGGGGAGCGCTTCGATGCTGGGATCGTTGCGGGTGGTCACCATCAGCGCGGTGGTCAGCGGGAGCAAGCGCACGCGGACGCCGGGGGCGAGATCGAGCCAGCGCGGGTCGGTCGAGAGGTCAAGTTTAAGCATGATCAATAGACCTCCACGCCGTTGATGAGCGTGACGGTGCACATGCGCCCGGTGACTGAGTCCTTGGCGGCCTGCCAATCAAAGGTGGCCTGCACGCCCTGCGGTCCGCCTATCTCAACGCGCGGACGCGGGAGATAGACGGAGTGCGCGGTGAAGGTCAGGCTCTCGCCGGTGGGCAGACTGTAGGCGAACTCAAGCGCGCAGGTCGTGCCGTTGATCGCCTGGTCCATCAGTGTGGTATCGGCAAAGCGGACCTCCATGCTGCCCGAGAGCATTGCCATGGAGGGATCGGCCCCGTCGATCTTGCCGTCGGCGCTGATGGTCTCGATGCGGTCGAGATTGTTGCCATAGGTGATCTGGGTCGAGACCACGTTGCCCAGCGCCACCCCATCGCGCCTGATTGAGCCATTGAAGTGGCCAAACCGCTGCAGCGCGATCTCGGTCGGTGTGCCTGCGCCGGTGGTGATCGCCGGGGTCTCGCCCTGAGCAATGAGGCTGACGGAGGCAGTCAGCAGGCCGGAGCGCTGCATCTGCCAGGACAGCTGGTCTACCACGCAGCCAGCGTACATCGCGAAGCGTGGCACCTCTGGCATGCCGATCTCGATCGCCAGGCTCGGCAAGTCCCAACCACCCGAGCGGAACTCATGCGTGTAGGGAGCCTCCGCGCCGGTCGTGATTGGATCGCCGAATGCGGCTTTTAGCCAATAGCCGAACGCGCGCGCATCAATCGGAACCACCACGTCGCCATCGCTGGTCAGCGCGTCCTTGATTGGCGCGAGCGGATCCCGGCCATAGCCGAGCAGCTCCGACTCGAGCAGTGGTTGCTCCGCGCCAAGCGTTGCGCTGGCAAAGGGCATCTTGAAATAACCGCTCGCGGGCGGCGTGCCGTAGACGGATTCGTAAGCGAGCGCCATCTGCGCCCGCGCTCCTTGTGCGCGTGCCATTGTGTTCTCCTCAGGCTGTGGGGTGGGTTGGTCTTGTTGTT